AATTAAATAAAAATAAAAAAAGTTTGACGCACATAATTGATCACATTGAAAAAGATATTCAAATTGAAAAAGCGTCCAAATACAATTTAAATAATATTGATGAGAATATTTTCTGTTCATCTTACAACGAAGAGTTGGATCATTTACAATCACAGTTGAACGACATCGTGAGTTATTTTAACACGGTTCATTCTGAAATAAGTGATTATGTGAAATTGGATAGGTCGGATAAAGATGGTATTGTATTCACGACAACTAACAAAAAGTTTAGTGATCTGAATAAAATTAATAAAGAGTTTTCATCGATCAAATATAAACAAAATCATGTGAGAGTGTTCAATAAAGAGTTAGAAAGCAAGAATATTGAGTATCTTCGAATCAAAAGTTCTATTCGTTCAACCGTTGCTGATTTGTTTACATCTTATTGTGGGGAACTTTTGAAAAGGTATACGAATGATCTGGAAGAGGCTGTTTCTTGTTTGGAGGAGGCGGATTATTACTCTACGAACGCGTATAATGCCATTCGTTTCGGATACTACAAACCATCGATCACTGGAGAGAAGTGTCATATCGATTGTAAACAACTACGACATCCGATTATTGAGTATGTACAAAAGGATGTAAAATACATCCCGAACGACATTTGTATAGATGAGGAAAACAGGGGTATTATTTTATACGGTATTAATGCCGCGGGTAAAAGTAGTTTGATGAAGTCGTTGGGTATTTCGGTATTGATGGCACAGTGTGGAATGTATGTTGCGGCGAATGAATATTCATTTTATCCTTACACCAGCATTCATACACGCATTATGAACAATGACAATCTTTACAAAAAACAATCGACATTCACGGTTGAAATGAGTGAAATTAGAAACATTTTAAATAATAGCAATTCGAGTAGTTTGGTAATTGGTGACGAGTTGTGTTCTGGGACAGAATCTGTATCTGCGATTTCTTTAGTCACGGCGGGTGTCATGCAATTGGCAAAGAACGATACATCTTTTGTCTTTGCGACCCATTTGCACGAGCTAAGTAAGATGGATGAAATACATACGCTTTCGAATGTGAAGATCAAACATTTGAGTGTGAATTATGATCCCGTCGATAATATGATCATTTATGATCGTATTTTGAAGGAGGGATCGGGAGACACATTGTACGGGTTGGAAGTCTGTAAGTCGTTGGATCTGGATCCGATGTTTATGTTGACTGCTAATAAAATAAGGAAGAAGTTGCTGGATATGTCTGAGAACATTGTGTGTAACAAAAAATCGATATACAATTCTATCATTCTTAAAGATATTTGTTACATATGTAGGAAAAGAGCAGATGATGTTCATCATATCGAACATCAGGCCAACGCGGACGAAAATAATATGATAAATCACTATCACAAAAACAGTGCTTTTAATTTGGTTGCATTATGTAAAACATGTCACGACAATACACACAATGGTTCGATAACAATTGACGGATTTCAGAGTACAAGTCAAGGAAAAAAACTAAAATATCATAAAATTTTAAGATAGATAATTATTTAAAATTTGCATGAAAGTTTTGTATATATAATCAGAATGAGTAACATAGACGATTTAAAAGATATTTTAAATATCTTGGAAAATAATCCGAACAACAAAAAACGGTTTTTACTGAACAAATTGAATCGAGATTTAAATAATTTAGTGAGCAAATACGAGTATATGTATGATAAATACATTATAAGAAACAAATCGATACATACATTACAGGATGGTAAGGAAAAAGAGATAGCGATAGTTCAGAACTCGATTAAAACTTTTTTTCCTTATATACTTGCGTACAATACCGCCTTGTTGTCTCAAGTGTGATTGACTAACTTGTACAATTTGAGAAAGAACAATTCGAAATGGTAGATTGGCTTTGCGGAGAATAATAGATCGTGGTCTAAGATTGTCAAATCGTGTATAGTATTAACAAGAATATTCTCATTTTTTTTATATTTACATTCAATTATTTTGAGAAGGGTATTTGTAATATGTGTGTGAGATATGTTGTAAATTAAAAGTTTGTATATACTCTCCCTAACTTTAGATATGTATACATTAATGTTTTTTGTTTTTTTAATGGAATTGAGTATGTTGTTCAATTCTGTTTCGACAACATCCAAATACAAACCTGTATGTAAATGTAAAATACTTGCATACAGGTCCAGTTTATGTTTTTCGATATTTTTTATAAGATTTGTATCGGTGATTCCTTGATCCTTGGCATAGACTTTGAGTATGGGCAACATGTTTGTGATGACTTCCTTTTTGCAAAACATTCTGCTTTTGATCTTATCAACGACTTTGTCTAAACTTACGGCGGTGCATATTACGGTGTATGTTTTAAGAGATTCAATAAGAACGGCAATAATATTTTGATTATTTTTGGTCAACACATGGATGTTTTTGAACACGATATAAACTTTCATATCGAATAACACTTTGTTTGCGGATATGGACCGAATATAGTTTACGAAATCGCTGAAGTTGGGTTGGATACATTGCATATCAAATATGGAGAAATAATGATTGTATTCGAAGGACAAGTTATTATAAGTTGTTTTGGTTATTGTTTGGTTTGTTTTAAACTTCTGCACCAAATTAGATTCAAGAACACAATTTAACAAAAAGCCGTCATTGCTATAAATCAGAACATTCAGGTCATCGAAGAGAACATTTTTGTGCTTGTAATATTTACTGAACGATGATTTGAAATCGTTTAAGTAAATTGTGTCCATTATATACTTAATGGATAGTTTGGACGCTAAATACAAATTATTTGAAGTTGATGAAAACTGTAGTATAGAAGATATTAAGAAGTCGTACAAGAGATTATGTTTAAAATATCATCCGGACAAGTGTAACGGTGATAGTGAGAAATTTATTGAGATAAAGCGAACATACGAAGAATTGCTTCGAAGAAAGGAAACAAATATCAATTTTTTTATAATATTTTTTAATTTCATAAGTACGTTCGGAAAATGTAACGATGTTATAATAAGACTAAGCATACCCCTGGAAGATATTTACAATAAATTGGTGAAAAAAATTACATATACAAGGGTGAATGATAAATTGTTAAAACAGAAGGAACTATTTTATTTGGAATTGGCAGGATGGAGAGAGGAGTACGTGTTGGATGAAAAGGGTGACTATAATGTGATAACAGGAAAATACGGAGATCTACATATATATATAGATATTGAATATGGAGATTTTACATATTTGGAATTAAATAAAATTATAAATTTGTACGACATAAATACCGAGTTGGAAATTAATTTGTACGAATACTATTATGGGGTGAAACGCAAAATTAAATATTTTAATAATACATACATCGAAATTGATTATATACCATACGAGATGGGCGACACGCAGGTATTAGAAGAATATGGTTTAACGAACGAGGAAAACCAAAGATACAATTTGTACATATTTTACAAAATAAATCTTAAACGATGCAACATATCCAAGGATGATGAGACGCTTATAAAGAACTGTTTCAATATATAAATATGGGTTGAAACCGGATTTCGTGATAGAGAATGAATTTAGTAACGTTATGATGTTCAATTAATTACAATATTGAAAACACAAACATTGTAATTGAAGTGAAATGAAGAAAAGATGAGATGATAAATGGAAAGAGACAACACATGCCTTTTCATATTTTGTGCTAAAGATGGATTATCTTGATACACTTCTTGACAATATGAACTAAAATTCGGTTAATAACAAAACAAAAAATATATTATCACTTCGTATGACCATAAATGATGCTAAAAAATATAAACTTACTTAAGGATTTATTTATTATAATAAATCATAACATATAGAAGCAATGCCAACATCAGTAAAAAAGTCATCAATGGAGGGAAAAACCAATCTCAAAAAGAAAGTAACAGTAGAGCCTACAGTAGTAGAGCCCGTCGTAGAAGGTGATGTTGTGAAAAAAACTTCTAAAACTTCTAAAACTGTAAAGGCGGTTGTTGAGGAACCGGCGTTGGTCGAAAACACAACAACTGAAGAATCCGAATCTGGAAGTGTAGGTGGAGACAAGAAGAAAGAAGACGACACCAACAATCCAGTGAGTGTTTATGTGAGCAAATTGAATAACTATGTTGACCGTATTACAACTATGAATAAGGAGTTGAAAGAGCTTGTAAATGTTGGGAAGAGTTTAGAGAAGGACTTCAACAATATTGTCAAAGTGATGTCCAAGAAAAACAAGAATAAATCAAGTGAGAAGAGACACCCTAGTGGATTTGCGGTTCCATACAAACTCAGCGATGAACTCTACTCGTTCCTAAATATTAACAATGGTGAGAAGGTGCCTCGTAACGATGTCACTCGTATGATTAACGAATACATTACCACGAATAATCTTCGAGATGATAAGGATAAGCGCATTATTAAACCGAACAAGGAACTTCATAAGATCTTTAAGAGTTCAAACGAAGATTCCATTACTTATTTTAACTTGCAGTCGTATATCAAACATCATTTTATTAAAGAAAAAGTTTAATTAAAAACAAATGTGAAGGGATTGAAATATGGTATTAGTTTAAAGTTTTTTTTTCATTTATAAATTATATGTTATATAAATGAGTTTTGATTTGCATTCAGTTGATTTTACAAATGTACAAGATGATAAGAAAGATTTATGTAGATACGTATATTCTTCGTTAGATGGAACGATATATGATATTGCAAAGTTGGTGCATTTTTTGTACAAGGATCATTACAGAGTTGCAAGACTGAAAAGCAAATTGTGGTTTGTGTTCGATGGATTAAAATGGAAACCGTCTGAGTTGGGTCCGTATTATGAATTGTCAACGAATGTCGTAAGAATATATCAACAATTTGTGATGGAAGAGTTAGATAAGAAGAAAGTTTTGGAGGATCAAATCGAATCCTCAAATCACGAACTTACTACAGAGGATGATATCCAACATTACAAGCATTCATTAAAGACAACTGATAGAATCATAACAAATATGGAAAAGATCATATCAAAATTAAAATCGGTTAATACGAAGGAATCGATATGCAAGGAGTGTTTGTACTTGTTTTACGATCCCGACTTCTTGTTTCAATTGGATATGAACAAAAATCTAATATGCTTTTTGAACGGAATATTAGATTTATCTCAAAACAAATTAAGAGACGGTATGTTTTCAGACAACATAAGTATTGTAATTAATGTAAATTTTATACCGCCCAAAACAAAGAAAGAAAAGAAAGAGTTGTCAATTCTATTGGAAGAGTTTCAAAAGTTCCGTGAAAAAATAACATCAAAACGACAAAACAAATTTACTTTCTACGTTTAAAAAAAAATTGATTTAATTTACTTAAGGATAATACCATATATCTAATCATACAAACAACAATCAAATCATGAGTTCTATTATCATTCCTTCTGAGTTCGATATCAACAAGTTGACCTATGGCGAAATCAAGCGGATGGATAATGGTGGTAAGATGATTTCGATTGGTTACAACAACCAGCCACTTATCATTCAAACTTGTGAATGTTATGCACCATTTGGACTTCAGTGTTATCAGAACGACGATGGTAAGGCTCCTTCTTATGCGCTGGATTTGTCGTTCAAGGATATGGAAAAGAGAAAGAGTTTGAAGCAACTGTACGATGTGTTTACACAATTGGATGAAAAGAATATTGAAAAGGGTATGGAAAACGCAACAACTTGGTTGTCCCAAAAGAAGGTGCCCAAATCGACTGATGTAATTGAAGCGTTGTATACCCCGATTATCAAAGTAGCAAGTGACGAAAAGTATCCTAGCACATTCAAGTTTAAGCTTCCCTTTAGAAACGGAAGTTTTGCTTGTGATGTGTTTGACAAGAATCACAATATGATTGATCTGACTACTTATGAAGAAAACAAGACGAAGGGTGCAAAGTGTACAGCTTTGCTTCAATGCACAGGGATTTGGGTGGCAGCATCCAAGTTCGGAATGTCATGGAAGTGTGTGCAACTTAAGTGTTGTATCAAGGAAGGGTTCAGTGGATATTCGATGAAGTATATTCCTGATGATATCATTAAGTCAGAAGATATCGAAGAGGATGACGATGTGAACATCATCAACAAAACGACAAAGAAGATTGAGAATGTAACTATCGAGGACCATAACGATGCAGACGAAGATGAGGATGATGAGGATGATGAGGATGACGAAGATGAAGATGAACCAGTGCCTGTTGTTGTTAATAAAAAAAAGAAATAAATAATAAATGAGTGTGTCATGTTTGAATATAAATGTGAATGAGTTAGCAAACTATATTTTTAAGGTAAACACAGATAAAGAACTATATATTAACATTACAAGTTTAAAAACAAAAAAACAGTTATTTTTTTTACTATTTGATATATTTTGCAAAGGTATCATATTAATGTATGGTGAGAACAACAAAATGAAATTGAACAACTTGGAATTACATCAATTTGACGAAATAAAGAAAAAATTAAAATATGCGCATATTAATTTGAACCTAATTACATACGACAAGGAAACCGCACAAATACTTGATTTAATTCCGGATAATGATCAAGAGATCAAAGAAAGGAATATTATTCAGAACAGCATTGATACTATTGTGAAAATGCCTGATGACGATGATTTAAAAAATTATATATTTCATTTATTCATGAACGATATTTTATTTTGTATAAACTTTGACATCTTGCATTGACTTGTGTAAGTTGACATATTTAACTACTTGGAAAGAACTATTTTTTATAACATAGTGTGAATCAATATTTACATTGTGATGCAGTATTGTAATATGTAACAACTCATTAAACGAAATATCACTCAAAAGCAGATTTACTTTTTCTTGTAAGAAAATTTCAATGTAATGTTTTTCTTTGGTTGAGCATAACACATTTATGAAGCCTTGTAACTTGAGGATGTCTTCTTCAGATTGCAAAAAGAATGTATACCCCGAACCTTGATAAAAAATGTTTTCGTCAATATAATCGTTGATATCGCCTGATTCGTTATCTTCCGATTCAAGTTTGACAACAGGGTCAACTTTTTTAAACCTTGAGAATAAGTCTTTGTATGTTGTGATTCTGAGTTGGTTTGTAGGGGAGAATTCTTCGAGAATAGGTTTGCACTGGTTAATATAACTTGTTTTGTCGAACTCAACCCGAACCGTTTCAATTAGTTCTACGGCTTTGAACAATTCATAATCATCGAAATACAACCCATTCTGTTTGAAAGGTTTACAGTTATGTATGATGGGAAAACCCAAATAAAACATTTCCAAATGTAAAAAATTAAGACTATTTAAAATATTGTGACTTACAACAACATTTCTGAAATTGTTATTTTTTTGTATGACATCAACAATATACGGCATTATAATCCTGCCATATGTTTCTAGTTTATTGTCTTTGTATACATCTAGTTGCTTAACGAATTGTGATTCTTTGATAACCTTGTCTCCACAAAATACATACACTTTGTTCACCTTATCTTTATTTTGCTTGTAATATTCGTCACATATCAACAAGGGAATTAAAGCATTTTTATGAATGCTCATGTTTGGTTCAAACATCAACAAATTTACTTTGGAATTATCCTCAGTGAAATCGTTCTTGAGTATATTATTAGATTCTATATACTTCTCTATTATATCAACATCCCATACATAAGGAGTGATAAGGGTGTTTGTAGCAGATACCATCTGTATATAATCACGAGCATAATCATACATTTCCAGCACCCAATTTTCGGAAAAATAATCTTGTCTATAGTGACTTAGTATGTTGTGCTTTTGAAACACAAATTCCTCTTGATGCAGAATATAAACATTGCCGCATATTAAATTGATTATATGTATGTTGTATGATAATAAATTGTCGATAAATGATTTATTTGTTTCTGGCAACAACACTAAAGATCCTAAAATCACACAATTATAAAGGGAGAAATCGAAGGTATCGTTCGTAAAAATAATTGTTTCGTTCGTCAATTCGAAACAAGTGTATTGCACTTCGATTGACAAAAAATCTACCTCATATCCGCAGTTCTCAAACAGCTTTTTTAAAAAGTAGGTTTGTTGTATACATCCGTTTGAAAATATGTTCTCCGGTTTTTTAACAAAAATCCCAATTTTCATCTTTTCTATTTTATATTAAAAATAATTTATTATATCTATCTTAAACTAATGGCATTGCCAACCCCCAAGGAATATCTAAAGAATATCTTAACTCAATCAGATATTGTGATATTTTCGAAACCAATGTGTATATTGTGTGACAAAATAAAAAGGGAGTTGAAAGATACCAACACGGACTTTTTAGAAATTGATATTACCACCTTAGATGAAGATGAGGTAGATAGTATCGAACTCATAAATGAATTGAAAACAAAAACGATGAGCAATTCGTATCCGTTTTGCTTTCAAAATCAGCAATTCGTTGAGCTGGAAAATTTAATTAAAAAATTGATGAATAATAATAATAATAATATTGAATCGATATAAAAATGCATATCATACTGTTATGTGGTTTCAAGCGTTGCGGTAAAGACACTTTTGCAAACTACATATCACAAAAATACAATTACACTCATTTGAAAATATCACAAAAGCTTAAAGATAGTTTGCAAATTCTGTTTGATTTCAATCACGATCAAATAGAGGGTGATAAAAAGGATGTTGTTGACAAACAATGGAACATAACTCCAAGACACGCTATGCAATTTGTAGGAACTGAACTGTTTCAACATCAAATTCAAAATCTTATTCCGAACATCAAGAGAGATTTTTGGATTAAGAATCTCGCAAACGAAATAGAAAACATATACAAAACCCCACAAAAAGGAAAAAACATTGTTATATCGGATTTGAGATTCATACATGAAATGAATTATCTGTCGTGTATTTCGCGCAAATACAACAATAACATTAAGTTGTCCGTTATAAAAATTATAAGACCAAATTTGGAAATTTGCCATAACGATCGTTTTCATGAGTCTGAATCACAGCATTTACAGTTCAATTTCGACCAAATCATTCAAAATGTCACCTTGGAAGAATACAAGCAGGAAATTGATAAGATTATGAAATCATTTGAATGAAAGTAGCGTGTTTCCGTTAAAAGTTGTCATATTTTTGATTGAGTTTTTGTTAATGAATATTGGTTTTTTTTTCTCACTCTTACTAGATCTGCTTTGTTTTTGTCGATTGAACATATCTTTTTCAACATTTACAATGTCCATTTGCAAATGTTTAATAATATCGTTTTCTATAGCCCATCTGAAAAAATTAAGTTGCCCTATCGTTGTGCTTATCTCTTTGTCTTTGTCGTAATGAAATACAATCCGCTCCCTCCTACGAAATGGATCGAATAAAACTTTTTTGAACGCCTTTAACTGAGATCTATAGTTCATATACACATTAAAGTATTCGTTATTTTCTTTTTTCTTCAATATGTAGACAATGTTGTGTTGTTTACAATAATTAGTCACATACCAATCTATCAATCTTAACGAAAGCTTCGAGTTATTTTCTACAATGTCTTTGAGAATATATATTTTATTGTTTTTGGAATAGTAATTCGATAATGAAAGTAATAACAAATCACTCGATGAAATATCCATCATAATTAAAGAGGATTATGTACGTAATATTTAAGTATTTTTTTCTATTACGGTAAAATAAATCATGAATATTTATGAAAACTCATTTATGAAACAAATTGTTCATTCTGATGAATTTGAAAGGATAGTTAACCATAATACAAAAGCATATGTGTTGTCTAGAATAAAACATAAAAATATTTATGTTTTTTATAACAAAAAAAATATTATCGTAGTTGACAAAAGGAAAAAAGAAATGAATGTTTACAACACTTTGAAGACAGCCGCCAACAAACTGAAAATTTAATCACATCCATTAATTTCTAAAGGCTTTCTGTTCAAATCGGGTTCTATTGTGCTTTGTAACCAAGGGGATACCTTAACTTGGGGGTTTGGAATTTCCGAGCGTAATTGCATGTTCGCGTTTCTTAAAGTTGATCCAACAGAGTTAATACCAACATGATAGCCCGCAGTCAAGAAGTTTTGATTTTGGACATCTCCTTGTCCCGCAGGATTGACTTGGGCCCATTCAGAGTTAGCAGCATCTTTTGGTAACAGGTCTTCAGGTGTTAGTTTGTCTTTGGGGAAACAATCCTTGGGAAATTCGGTGGATTTTTTGGTAATTTCGACAGGTTTTGGCTTACTTTCGGTTTTTGTTACAACCGGTTGAGGTTCTGACATGTCTTCATCATTGCCAGTTGTTTGTTCTAGTTCTTCGAAGTCTTCGAACGGTTCGGTATTTTCCGAAGAACTTTTCTTAAAATAATCATATACAAGAAATATTAAAATAACTAAAGCCAATAATATTAAAATACCTTGGAAAACTGATTTAGTATCCATTGCCATATCTTTTATATTTAAAATATATTAAATATAATTTTTTTCAAAAAACTTGTCCAAATTGTTATTAATATCAGCAATAAAATTTAAATTCGTAATATTCTTTTCCATAATATTTATTCTACTCAATAGCATCACTAATTTGTCTTGATGTTTTTTAATTTTATCATCCACTTCATATTTTATTTTGTTAAACATTTCTTTAATCTCATAATCATCCAACACATCTAAATCATCCTCCATATTCCCCCCATCTGTGTCATTCAATAACTCAGAGACTACAACTTTCTGCACTTTATAGACATTCTTTCTTATTTTTTCGTCGTGTTTCACGAACTTGACCACAACATCATAGACAACATCGTGTTTCAACTGAAAGAAATCCTTGTTCAGTTGTAAATTGATTTCAACATTATTCGATGTCAAATTTACAGAACTCAATGCAAACTCGGGTAAGAACTGTTTTTCGTACTTAATGAATTCTCGAAAGTTGGATCCGTGTGTTGGTGAAAATATCAGTCCTTTAGAATAAATATTTATATATTTTAAATTCGTAATTGTAAACATTTATTTTAATCAATGGTATTATAAACTTATATTTTTACGCAATACGATTACTATAATACAAATATCTTATTAAATCTCTTCTTAAACATTCCCAATCAAAAAAATAATCATAAGATATTTCTCGGGGAAAACTCGTATCCCTTTTCAATCTATCGATTACAATATCAATTAAATCATTAACATCCGCTTTATTGTTCTCGTACCAATTGTCCATTTCAAAATACTATTTAAAAATGTAAATCTATATTTCTAGTATATATATACTTGATGGAGTTATCTTTAGATACTTTAAAAGAAACCTTTTTCGATCACAACTCTGATGTTTTGTTGGATATTTATGATGATATTAAAGAAAAGGCGTATTACAAAGGATTGATGTTGAACAGTAAATCTCATTTGTTTGTGGATGTAATTTTAAACAACACCTCCTTCACATATGACTATACAATTGATGATGATGATTTTTTGCAGATCGAATAAAAAATCTTAATATATATATAAAAATGGCAGGTGCAAAAAAAGGTGGTAATTTTAGTAAAGATTTAGCTAACCTATCGGTTCCCTTTGGGCTTATATTAGCCCAAAAAAGTTTGGAGAAATATTTACAAATTAATCCAAAAAAGGAAACAACTAAACCCAACAAAGAAACAACTAAAACCAACAAAGAAACAACTAAACCTAAAAAGGTAACACCCAAACCGAAAAAGTCCCTCCCCAAAACTACCAAGAGGTCTATAGTTTAAACAAGTGATTCTAATGTTGTGTGAATGTCGCGATGATAAGTCATCCCCTTGAAATATATATTGTAATAATAGTTTGACAACCATACCAGTTCATCGTATGTTTTTTTTGTTATGTTGTTTACAATAAACCATAGTCGTGCATTGTAACAATTGATTGTTTCAGTTTGTTTTTTGTTGATGTAAACCATGTATCTCTTATGTTTGACTCCTGAAATATCCATATAATTTAGATAGATATTCTATATTTTATTATCTTTAATTAATAATAAAATGTTAGCATCAAATTTTAATTCATTATTGGAAGTAAATGTAACAAAAATGATAGAAAAAGAATATGTACCTTACATTGAAGATGTAATTAGAATGGTCATCTTACAACTTACAATCAATTTCATGTATTTCTCTAAAGACCCGACCAACAATGCTTTTTTCACCCTTGAATTCTTTGAATTAGTCTTGTACATTATAATAGGTGTTTCGGTTTATTGGTTAATATTTAAAAAGTTAATTAAATTAACATGAGTCAACTATCAATTGTAGGTCAAGATGTATATCACGACTTAGAACTATTCACCGCATACTCTAATAGATACCAAGACACAATCATGCATATAATCGACAAATGTTTGATCAACCGTAGATGTCGAGAAAATGTCATTCATGATCTGAAATATCCTATTTACAACATTGATCAACTTAAGACTAAACAAAAACAATTACATAAGATCATTTTAACATATGAACAAAATGAAAAAAAGACAAATAAAATCATAGATCGTATTAAGATCAAAGAAAAAGATATTGAGTGGTTATTCGATCAAAGTAAAGACGAAATTGTCGATGTATTAAACATTGTGTATTTCCAAATGGATGTGTTTGAAAGAGTAGGTTTGAACAAATGTTCGGAATTATTACTTTTAAAAAATGTATACACCATTTTATTGGCTCCGTTAATAAGTTTGTTTTCTCCGTTGATGTATGTTATTGTTCCTTATTTTCTTGTTGTTTACAAATTAAAATTTAAAATTCCAATAGGAATGTTTTGTAGAGTTTTTTCAAGAGCTTTGATTCAAAGTTACGCTTTTAGAAAAGTGTTTATTTTACAATGTATTACATTGGGATTATCTGTGTTCGTGTATTTCCAAACACTTTTAAACACTTTTGAGCTTGCTAAAAATAACTATAAAGTATTAAGACATATATGGGAAAAGGTGGACAATATAATAGATTACATTGACGCTTGTGAAGAAATGAATTCCGTATACGACATCACAAACTCGAATGAAACATTGGGTGATATTCAAAACATTATCAAAAAATGTAAGTACCATTTCGGATATCAGTTGTGGTTTTTCAAAAATGTGAATTTAAATAAATTAAATAAATATTTTATCATTTTGGATACATTTTTTAATAAATTGTCCATCGCGAAACTTTTTATACATTATAAAATGTGTTTCACAAATTTTGTCGCTTCTAACCATATACATCTAGATGCTGTGAACACCTTCCACATTAGTATTAAAAATCCTGTACCCAATACTATACATTTAAACAGATCAAATTGTATCATTACCGGTCCCAATGCAGCGGGCAAATCAACCTTCATTAAAGGATTGCTTTTGAATATTTTGTTCTCACAAACTTACGGTATTGCGTGTGCGGACGAGTTTTCGTTAACCCCATTTTATTTCATAAACAGTCAAGTTAATATCCCTGATTGTAAAGGCAAACAATCATTGTTCGAAGCAGAGATGTACAGATGCAAACAATATTTGGACATCGTATCCCAACTACCCAAACATCTCAAATCCATAACCTTTATGGACGAAGTGTTCAGTAGCACAAATGTAATTGAAGGTGTATCTGGAGCATTCGGAATTTTACAAAAATTAAGCACCTTCACTAATGTGTGTGTTATAGTTACCACACATTTACTATACCTTACCAAATTAAACTCTTTCGTTAAATACAAAATGAATGTTCGTATACACGACGACGATGGCACCATAACATTCCCATATAAGTTGGAAAATGGAAATTCAAAACAACTGGTTGCCATCGAACTTATAAAAAACAATTTTGATTCTGATGTTATAGAAACAGCACTGAACATTAAAAAAAAATTATTGGTTTAAAAACAACATTGTAAAATTTATTTAAAACATGCGTAAATCTATTTATAAATCAACTAACTCTTTGCAAAACATAATTATGTTACTATTATTCGTGGTGGGTTTGTTCGTATTATATAGATATGTAAAAACTATTGAAACAGAAACCAAATTGTTACAAAATCACCTGATAGAACTCACTGAAAAGATTCAATTTATTTTGAATAATAACGGTCAACCATCGAAACTAACACAATCATCGGTTGAACAAAACTCAGTACAAGACAAGTTGATGATCAATGCCGATGAACAGAACGATGAACAGAATGATGATATGTCAATACAATCGGAGGACATTACCAACATGTTAAGAAAAGTGATGGGGGGAGGAGATGAAGACGATGATGATTGTATCATAGCAAATATTATGGTAGATGTGAACCGCGATGATGTTGAAAATAATGTGAAGATAGAAGAGATTATAGAAAATGATAAAGAGGAGAATATGGAAAACGAACAAGAGGATGACGGGAAGGAAAATATGGAGGAGGATGATATTATCATTCCAAAAAAAAGCACAGAAAAAGTAACCGCAAAGTTTCTGTCGAAGAAAACGAACGAAGAACTTAAAACAATGTTAAAGGAAAAGTCATTGTCGACAAAAGGAACGAAATCAGAATTGGTAGATCGCTTATTGAGTAATATGTAAAAACTATTTTATTTATTTATTATAAAATATGAATAATACATGTACAGGATGTAATAAACCTTTGGAATATAAAGTTGCGAAACAACCAGTTCAGAACAAAAACATTAATGAATGTATGTACAAAATGCAAGACGGTCGTTCATTCACGGACTATAGACCTCGCTGCACAATACAATATCAGATGAAAAACGAAGAAATGAAAAACAGTTATGATAGTAGAATGTATTTGATTAACAACGCTGAAAACATGATGAAGGCGAATCAAGAAATTATAAGCATGCGAAATAACTGTATGAGTTGCTCAGGTACAACAATGGAAGAAACATTCTTACCAGAACAAAACATGATGAAATGTGACGAACACACCTGCAATTTCTCACAGGTAAACCCTTCTGGTTTAGGAACTGGTAGAGTTTATAAATGAAAAATGATAAAAAATATATAATTTAAATAAATGGAAACTTCATTTGAAACTATATATTGTAAGGGTAATATAACATTAAATAACAACAATAGTGATATAATTATAAATGGAGAGATAACTGATAAATTGAATGATAGTCATATTTATTATTTAGCCCCCGCGCCATGTGACACAATGGTTTCTTTTAGTGGAAGCGGTTTACCGTATCCTAACAAAGTTCAAGCATTCAGTAACAATCCTAACCAAGGAAGGGTTGAAGTAAAAGACAACAAATTCTCAATTCAATTACTTAGACCTAATTCGTATTATGAAGATTTCAACACTCTGGTGTTGCCCTATGTATTAATCACTTATAATCAAAACAAAACTATAAAAGTGGATCTTTCGTTCGAAAAGATTTCTTATAGATCTTTACAATATCCAGCTTTAAGACAAAAACAAAAGGTAATGTTTTATGCTCGTAAACAGCCTATCCGTTCTCAAGAAAAAATTCTTAGAGATTCAGAATATGACGATTTACACGAAGATGAAGATTTTTGGGGTTTAAAACCACCCATTTAAGAAATTCCATGAACTTCCTATTTCATTTTCTATCTTATCTTGTTTGTGTCGATTCAAGATATGTTCATACACATTGGGTTTTCCAATATCATCGTAACTCAAATCAATCAAATCATTGTTCAATTGGTTATTGTTATTATTACTGGTTTTAAGGTTTACATCTGTTACAGTAGGTAAGGGAGAAGTTGTTGCTTCTTGTGCTAACAGGGAATTGTACATATCCGTATAACTGGAATCGTTAGAAAACGCGGGGTTGTTGTACAATCGGTTGTAATCAATATCGTCGGTAATTTGGGTGTTCACCTGGTTTGAATATAAACTTTCTAGTGTGTTAATGTCAACAGTTTGATTTGTTTGTAACAAATCGTTGATAAGTCGTTCCATTTCGCCACTGTATTTTCCTCTATTGTCTCTGTACGATTTGTCCAAATATATATTCTTCAATCCAAGTTGGTCTAGTTTGGTTAAAATTTTGTTATTGATCGTTTCATCTAAGTTTCCTTTATTGTTTGGATTATACATGAACAAATTGGAATCCAATGCCGATGCCATCTTGAATATATTATCTTTCTTCATGAATGAACAAATCTTGTCGTTTTCATATGAATTTAAACCATTACAATAGTTTACCACTTTGTGAAAACAATCCACATTACTCAATATTGTGTTTACATTATTCCAATCCGTGATATCAAAACACTCTCGACTTGTACATATCGTTTCATCAGATAAAGGACACGCTTTAGTATGCGCATTCAACTCTGATTGCAAATTTGCATTCTTTCTACTTAAAGTCAAATAAGATGGTGATAAATTCAATTTAATATTAGTGAAATAGTTATACAGATTTTTAACATCTTCGTTGGATAAAGCTTTGTGCCGATATATGCCGAATGCATTGACATTCAAACTTAATGTGTTTGAATCATTATCATTCAATCGTATTAACGAATCTCTTATCTTAATCTCGACATCGTCTTGAAACAAAGTTATTGATCTGTTATTGAAACAGTTTTCATCTTCACAATTGATAAGCATATGCGAGTCAACATAAAAGTAAACTTTACCACTGTCTTTTATAAAAGTAAATAAATGAAATTTGTTATCTGCAAAAATTTTATTAGCATGATAATCGTCCGCTGTATAAGTGTACGATACCGGTAATTTAGTGTTTGCAATATATATCTCTATAGATGGATTCAAATTTCCGTTTTGAAAGACAAATCGTATATCCAACAACTTAGAATTTGATTTTCCTTCTATGTTGCTGTGGTCAAACTGTATGAAACTATACGATGTATCGTTAAATGTTGATTTTGATGTGGTTAGTTTCATGAACCAAAACAAACTGAATGTGTCAAATGATTCTAATGTTGATTTTGCGTTCGCACAATGTACTTTAGATGTTATTTTAATTCCATCAAATTGGTTGTAATAATCATAAGGAAAGTTGAACAAATCCTGTGTCAACAATGCACCAATTTCCGAGTTCATTTGATTCTTTAAAGCATTGTTTTCAAAATCTATATACCTTTTGTCGAAAGACGATACATAATATATCAAGGAGTCTTTAATGTTTGGAGGAATAGACTCTTTGAACGTCTCGTCATTGTACATGTTTTCTGTTGTTATTACAAAATGCTCATTATATGTATATTTGAATTTAATAACATATAGCAATAATATCAACAAAGAGATTGCTGCTATGACAAGGTTTAGTACGGATTTTTCAATATACAAGACATAGAATAATAATAATAATAATGCAATATATAATAACTCTTTCATTTTCTTATATATCATATAGATAAAAAATATGTGTGTTAAAGAACTGATATTTTTTATCTTAATCAATATATAAAATGAACAACAATAACGAATTAGAAAACAATAAAGTCGTTTACATTAACGAAGATGACGAAGACAACACCGCCAACGAAATGTTGACCCCTTCTGCAAATAATAATGTAATACCCGAATACACGGAAAATGACACTCGTATCGAAACGAGGCTCATTCAAAACAACGAATCCTCTGATGTTGATCATCACGAGGTTGATAATCACGAGGTTGATAATAATGACGATGAATACGAAGAATATACAAATAAAGAAGATCTGTTATTGCATCTGAAGCAATCTGGTTACGAATCTGATGGCGGAGATATAAGTGACTCTGACTCTTTAGCTACTACTGATATTCTCAAAATCGATCCCTTATATTTACGACTTACAAAATTCTTACAAACAAATGATGGCGAAAGCGTCGCCGACACCTTGAAAAAAATAAATGACCAATTAGTTATGTTAAATGCAAATCTATCTAAAAACTATCACCAATAAATTACTGTTTCACAGGAAGCATCAACTTCTTCCTTTTTATCTTATCTAAATTATCTTTCAATATATTACAAATAAATTCGTATGCAATGTTTATATGCTCCATCTTATTCGCACCGGTAATTATCACACAACCACTCTGAAACACTGCTATTGTTATTTTTTTACATGCATCTGATTTTCCATTACAAAATGTTTTACATTTACAATATCCATTGTTAGGATAGTAATACTCTATTTTAGCACCCGGATAAATACATGGTTCGTAACTACATATTATCTTATATTTCGATGTGACTATATTATATAAATAATCCAATCTTATCTCACAATTCTCCACCTTAAAATCACTGTTGATTAATCTCACTCTATAGTTTGTGTTTTTAACATCTTCTATCGATTTCAGCAAAGTTTCGTCATACAAGTGGTGTATGTTCTTGATAATATCAATCAAGAAGTTTATCGCCGCTTTTCCCTTTTCGATCGACTTCACACCCGTGATCTGTAAGTTTCCGTTTTTAAACAATTTTATGTTATACTTATTCTCCATATAATGCATCACTATGGTTAACTGATTATCAAATCTCCGTTTATTTTCCTCTTTTGTTTTATTCTTTTTGTTCTTTGTTATCTTGGTACCCGCCGACTGCAAATCCTGTTTGTTAGAACCATACTCCAAATAACTTATCTCTTCTTGTCTGTGCTTCGACATCAAATTAAACAACTTGTCCAAATAGATTTCGCTGTTTATACTCCCCGTTACCGTTATCGTTGAAATTCGATATTTCGTCGCACTAAACTCCATTGTTTAAGTCTTTTGATTCTCAAGTTATCCTTTAAACGAATCTTTTAAATCAATTTTTTATTTAACACCTCTAGGTCGTTGGTCCAGGTAGTAATCTCCGTTTCGTTCTCTATATTTGTCAGCATCACATGTTTGTCTTTACACTCTTTTTCCAACTCTTGCTTTTTTTCGTAAGTCAAATTATGAATAGGCATTTTAATCAGATAGTCGTATGTGTTTTCGTGTAAGGGATACTCGTTTTTATCGAGATAATCTACAATATTTTGTTTTTTGTTGTTCATGATAATCAATCGACCTTCGATTATGTCCTCTATGAATTTGATTCTCGCATCCAAATATTTCAGTTCCTTCTTTATCTTCTTTATTTTGTGCATTTTTCTCTTCACATAATACTCCATCCTTATCTCGTAAAATTCTCGAAGTATTTCCAACACATCCTTATATTTCTTAATATTACCACTCTTTGTGTATAAATGCATGTTGGATGTACTCAACTGTCTTGATGTGTGCATTTTAAATTCGATTTCAAACTTGGTCGCTCTCTTTTCCGTGTCAAAAATCATGTATTCGTCACACACCTCTTTAGAGTAGAACTGCAACACAAATCTCACATCCTTCTCCGTATAATGACTCTCGTAGTCCCGCAATACCTTCGGATTCTTATCCATATAATTTTCGATATGTACTTTGAAATCCTCCGTCCAATATCCAACCGGTAACTCCGTCACTTCCACTTTCGTGTTTCCTTTCCGTTCATACACACCCTTTGAAACACCATCCTCTATTGTGCCCTTAAACCCTCTATACCA